CAAGTTGGGCTTTATACAAGTCGGTACGCGTGTACTCGGCATCGGAGTAGCTAATCGAGTGGCCCATCCAGCCTCCACTGGTTAGCGCCTTAATGTAACCCCAAGCCCAGATAGTTGGAGGCATGTTCATTCTGCTGCCTCCATCACCTGCGCGTGGGTCCAGATCCGACCTACTCCGTCGTCGTCAACCTTGTATCCGCGACTTCCGTTGGCCATCGCCAGCTCACCCTCACCCGGAATAACCGTGGTGCCGATGATCCGAATGAATCGGAAGTTCAGCTTCGCAAGTGTCGCTTTTGAAAAGTCCCGCATCGTGTGGCCCTCCGTTATTCGCGCTCGACCATCGAGTCGCTGTAGGTCTGTTATAATCACATCGTCGGTGTCGGTCAACAACAAACTTACCTAATCGGATCCCAATCGTCGCAGCCCTTGGGCAGGAAGTTCTCGGGAATAAGATTGCCGAACCTGCCGCAGTTCCACTGTCCGTCATCCGCTGCCGATGCTGACGTGCAGGAACGGCAGTTCTTTTCGGGGCTGGTTTGATAGTGGCAGATCTCTCGGAACGCACAAAACTTGCATTCGAACCAGCTGGGGTCTTCCGTTATGCGCATCGGAGCGACAGGCGAAAGAATGACCTTCCTTGCGTTGTCGATGTGGTAAAGCGCGACCTCTTCCTTGTAGTACACAAGCTCCGCATAGAGCTCGTCGTCGTTTTTATTGACGGCTAGGTAAAGCGACCACTTGAGCTTGAAGTAGTGCATGTATATCTGCATCTGGACGTAGTGAACAGGCTTGCTTGAAATGAAGCCACTCTTGACCAGACTCTTGAACGACTTGTCGGAGTGTGTCTTTTCCTCGAGTCCTCCCCATCCGTCAGGCAGTCCAGGTCCGCGAACCATACCATCGCTGGATCCGGCAAAGTGGCCGCCGTGGTCTTTAAAGTTCCACTGCCTCGGTCCTTGCCCAATCGCCGTCGCAACCACGATGTGCGCAGCATCGTCGCTCAGGTCATCGAGATCGTCGGTGGCGTTGACATCCTCATCCCAAGGAATAGTCGCGTAGCATCCAGAACCAGGGTGCCACACCAGACGTGACGAGTAGTCTCGAACTTCGAAACCAGCCATCCGGAGGTACCGGTTGAATCGAAACTCCTCCTCGTGACCTCGGTCAAAAAGCCGACGCAGGCGTCCGAGATGCTTTTCCTCGTATGCCCACCGAAAGGCGTACCAGGATTGGCGTAGGCACTTTTGCCCAATGGCGCTGGCACCGAGATGACCACGTCGTTTTTCGGGAGTGGCGTCTCGACGAGCCTTGTCGATTGCGGATACGATGTTCTTTACTACGGTCAAAAGTCTCTCCTAAAGCTGCGCTTAAAGTCCGACGTGCTGTCGTGGACAACCACATCGGTGCCGCCAAATCTAGCCGAGCGTTGGGCTTTGCGTGAATTAACGTCGGCCCAGTTATTGGTCCAAGACGCGGAGTCCTTGATTACTCCGTGACCCTTAACGTGCCGACCAACGGTTCGGACGTCTCGCATGCTGGCACTTGCCATGGCGTCCGCCCAGATACATCTTAGTCTGGTGTTGGCGTGAGTGTGGTTGGCAAGACCTACGACAGCTTGACAGTCGCTTCGGATAAGCACACTGGTTGCACCACGCTGCGCTGCGAGCCATATACCGTTAAGTGCGGCGTAGACCTCGGCCACCGTATTGTCAGGAACTTTGGCCTTGATTACTCCGTACCCTTTTACGGTAATCCCACCGTCTATTTTTACCCATGCCGCCCATCCTGCGTGCGTTACGCGAGTTTTATCACATCTGTAGAAGCTGGCATCACAAACAACCGTGGCTCGCATAAAGACTCCTCTAGCCGACCAAAGAAGCGAGCGACCCTCGAAAGGATCGCTCGTTTTAGGCTATCAGGAAGTCTGCCAAGGTGGAGCAGCACCTGCTGGGGCGGTCTGCGCAGGTTGCGCCCAAGGTTGCGCTGCAGGAGGTGCGACCTGCGGCGGTGGAGCAGCGGCAGGAGCAGCTGGCTGCGCCCACGGTTGTGGGGCTGGTTCCTGTGGGGGTGGCGCTGCTGCCGCAGGAGGTGCCGCCCACGGCTGGGCTGGAGCAGCTTGGGGCGGTGGCGGGGCAGGTTGGGCGGCAGCAGGAGGGGCCATCGGCGGTGCCGTCGCGGGGGCTGCCGGAGCACCAGCAAACCGACCGAGTTGGGGCTCGTTGCCCTGACTGTCAAAGTAACCGCGAATCTCGTTGTTGAACTTTGACGCGTCGTCCTTGCGCGGCATTTTCTCCACGCTCGCCTTGAATGGCCGATTGTGCAGCTGCTGCGAATCCTCAAGCTTGCCGATACCCACCACATGGCAGATTGCGGAAAGTTCGCGGTACGCAATCTCAACAGCCTGCGCATTCTGGTTGACCAAGTTCAGTCGAATTGGAAGACGCCGACCCGCGTGGTCTGGATTCAGGCACTCGAGCGTAAGCACCAGCATGGTACCGGTCGAGTCCTTGGTCTGCTTGGCTTCCGACTTGGTGATCTGGAAGTCGTACATGCCTGTCTCGAACAGATCCGCTCCGCTACTCGCAGGATCGTGTTTGGTGGGATCAAATGATAACGCGACCATTGTGGTGGTCTCCTCAGATAAAACGCGATGGCCAGTCGCGGGGTTAAGCCGTCGTTCCCTAAGTGCTTGTCGATGTACCCTTAAGGGGTTCTGGGTACACACATTCATCATCCAGATGCGTTTTAAGCTCCGCAAGCTGAAGAATAATATCGGTTGCCGCAAGGCGAGCTACTTCTGAAGCCGTGGGCGCTTGCTCGATGGCAGTCATTCCACGCTGCGCCGACAAGACCTTTCCAATCAGGCCACCGTGAGTCCAGGCAGCTCTGCTGTTGGCGCTGCGAGACATTATATAAGCTCCAGCGGCGGTTGCGGAGGAGAGGTCGTGACCAACATCCTTGATGCGGCCATAAACGCGCCTGGTTTCTTTTCGATCTTCCGAAACTCGGTGATGTTAAGCTCGTACTTCACCCGAAGAAGCTGGTCAAAGGTTACGCCATCGTTGTCGTTGGTCTTGGCGTATTCCTCGCGCGACATCGATATGGAAGCCTCGTCGACCTTGCGATCAATCTTGTTGGTCATCTTAAGACTCCGACCGTTTTCAAGCGGAACGTTGTTAACGCCTTCGGTAAGCTTGGCACCGAGTGATACCTTAAGGCTGTCCGTAATGGTCTTTCGCATCGTGAGCTCAACTTCAGCGATCTTCGCAATTTCGGCGTCGATGGCCGTCGTCATACGCTTCTTATCGTCAACCAGGTTGGCGATCAGCTGCCTTTGACGATCCCAGAGCATGACGTAATCTTCAAAAGTCATCTGCGTCATGGCCGACCTCCTGTCAGACTCGTTATTGCTGCCTCGTAAACGTCAAGCCTGTCGGCTTCAGGGAGCTTACGCGTATCGTAGATCAGCTCGGATGCCCAAACGGACAAGCTTCCACTCCTGTACTTGGCCGTCTGTAAAAGCCTGAGCTTCAGCGTGGTCATCCTTTTGCTGTGCTCCACTTCGTTCTGGATTGTCATTTAGTTCTCCCTCGTTACAAAAAGTTATAGCGGATAGTCGCGTCGGTTGGAAGTCTAAACCTTGGGCGGCGCTGCCTTTATCTTTGAGATGATGTTCGAGATGTCGGGATACTCGACCTCGTCAAGCGCGCCAGATCGATCCTTCGCCTCGGCGTTGAAAGCCGCGTGCGTCCGAAGAGCGTGGTAGGTGTCCCCGTTGGCATCCTTGTCAGTGAAGGCGTGGAACACCTCATCAAAAAGATAGGGCAGCGCGGGACCGACTTGCTGTCCAGGAGCTGTGGGCGAAGCCTTCTCCAGACCCGTCATAGGATCCTTGCCGGTCATTTGCTTGGCGATCACAAGGACATGAAAGCCCTTAAGATCACGAAAGTCCTTGACCATCTGAATGGCTCGGTCGGCCATCGCACCGTACGCTTGGCGCGGATCCTTGGTCTTAAGGCGTTCAGAGAACAGAACCTTTTCCACGATCTCGCTGATCGAATCCAAGGCAACCGATAGAATGCCCTGCTTTGCCGCGTAAAGGCGGCACCACGTCAGCGCTGCATCTACCTCTGCCGCCGTGGTAACCGTGATCACCGGAATCGACTTACCTCGCAGCGACAGCAAGCCCTGCTCGGCGCTGATAATCAGCGGCGACGGCATCGTACCCGCCAACACGGTTTTACCCGCGCCACTCGCTCCGTACACCAGCATTTTGATGCCGTGGTCGATGCTGGCTTTGTCGGTCGTCGTGAAGTTGAGAACGATCTCCTCGGCTTTTGGCGCAGCCGCAGCAGTTGGCGCTACGTTCAAAACCGCAGGTCCGAATGGCGATGCCCCACTCATGTGAATGATCCATCGGTTATCGCCAGCGCCTTAAAGCGGTCAAGAAATGCTTCCTTGGCTTCAAAGCTAGTCCAGCGTTGTATCTTGAAGCGCTCCACATTCAGAGGCAACTCGACAAATTGCTTACCAAGAGGAAAAAGCGCAATCGACTCATCGTAAAGGATCGCGTCGTCGTACTTTTTGATCATCGCCTTGTCCGCAGAGTCGACCGTGATTGAAAAACGCTCGTGGATAACGCCTTGCATAACACGTTCCGCAACCTCGTAGCCTGGCATCAGACCCTTGATCGGACGCGGAACGTCGACCAAGTACGCTTCTGACGCGTCGTGCATCAGCATGGCAAGCGTCAGCTTTTTGCTTTTGGTTAGCCAGAGTATCCTGTCCGCCAAGTAAACGCAGTGCTGCGCGACCGAGTAATGATAGAGCGTGTGTCCGCTGAACCTGCACTGATTCGACAACGCGTGGGCGATGTCCTCGATGTGGATGTCCTCCACGCTCGGATCAAGTGGAAAGACAGAAGCGCCAGTGTAAGTCCTAATCCAGCTCATGGTACCCTCTTTGCTGACAGCGATCCCTTATCGCTTCGGCAGACATTACCTCCCGTGGGATAAACAGTCAACTCCCCAGTCGTGGTGTCGATCTGAGATTAGAGCCACCAAATGTGGGACTTGCCTTTTTTGCCGTAACGGGTGTAAATGGGGATTGCTAATCAGGGCAGTAGCAACGGGGAAATATTGAAGTGATCCACCAGACATCCCACGGGATTAACAACGCATGACGTTATTGTGTCATGGGGTTGGTCGTTTTCAAACGCACTCGGGAACGGGCGTTGCTTACGATGGAATAGAATGGTCGACCATCGTAACGATGTTAGGCACTCCGCAGTACGTTAAAAAGGAGGACGCTGCCTGGGTTATCGGATCCACCTACCGCGCGGACAATGGTCGAGAAGCGGTGGCGCAAAATGCGGAGGGACTGTTCTACTACATGTGGGCGGACCTGGACAAGGGTAACGCTGGCCTTTCTGACGTCGTTAACGCGTTGCGCAAAGTTTTTCCTGATGGCGAGTGGCTTGTTTACTCGACCAAGAGCTCGGAGCCAGAAAACCGAAAGTGGCGGATTATGGTGCGGATGGCGGTATCGATTGTTGGTCGAGCCTACGCCGCCTACCAGCAGGGCTTTAACGAAGCGCTTACCCAGCTAGGACTGCATCCGGATAGCTCATCAATCTCGGTCAATCGAATATGCTTTTTGCCGAACCGAGGCGCGCATTACGATACACACTACCATGAAGGACGTGCGGTTGACCTGACCGACAGTTGGTTCACGAAGCGAGCCACTGAGATATATCAAGACTTCCTGCTGCGGGACACCGAGTACCAAAAGCGCCGAACCGAAACATCGCGCATCAAGCGCAGCGGCCACAACTCACACATCGATGCATTTCGCGCAGAGAACCCGCCAGACCAGCTCCTCGAGCGTCTCGGCTTTGTAACGCGCAACGGTATTTCATGGCACCATCCCCAACTGCAGGTCGGCCATTCGTTCGCCACCGATCTCTACGCAGACGGCGGCATATTCACTCTGAGCTCTTCCATAGGTGGACCGACAGCAGCTGGCGGCCATGCGACCAACGGCGGTTGGTACTTTAACGACGGCTACGATCTTGCGCGCTACATCTGGTTTGCCAAAGGCAAGGAGGGTGACAACCAGATGAAGGCCATCGCGGGTCAGATGCGCGACAAAAGGCAGGACTACTTCCTTGCCCACGGACGCGATCAAGCGTTGCGCATCCTGCCGTCAATGGAAGCCGCGATCCACAAACGTAGAGGCAACAGCCTCAGCCTCGTGCAGTGGTCGGTCGAGGCACAGGCCGCTGACTTGGATCGTGCACAAAAGGAATCACTCGAGTTGGCCGCGCTGCAAAAGCGTGCCGAGACCGACAGGATCCGAAGTCAGCACCAGCTTTGGGGTGGCGATTGGATGAAGCAGGTACCGTTCGAATTTGACGACACGGTAAACGAGTGGGAGTGGCTTGCTTGGCATGCGCCTGGTGTCCTCGGAAAGCTGGTGCGTGACAATGCGCGATTCTCCGCAAAGGCCACATTGGTGCCGAGCCTCGTAGGAGCTCTTGGCGTGCTCGCGCATAGATGCCAAGGCAAGTTTGTCATGGGCTTCTCTGGACACATAACGCCGCCATCGCTGCCCATGCTTCTCATAGGTAACTCCGGAACGGGTAAGGCTGACGCGAACAAGCTTTTCCGCAGGGTCAACAAGTACCACGAGCTGCCCGCTGCCGACTCGCGCCAAGAGGTGCGCATGTTCGCATCCGGAGCAGCGGTTACCCGACACCTTTCGCAGTACCCAAACACCATCGTAATCGACAGCGAGTACGGGGCTGGCCAGTCAGCGATGAAGGGGAACTCAAACGGCGGCCACCACGACGACGAGCGTGCCAAGCTCACCGACGCGATGTCCGCGTTCGTAGAAGGGCTCGGCGCTTCCAAGAACTCCGACAGCGGCAAGTCAACGCCAGCGGTGCACAATCCATGCATCAGCGCAATCCTCAGCTCGACGCCTGAGCGATTCGCAGAGGCCGTTTCGGAACGCGATGCCGAGGGCAGATTTCTAGGACGCTTCGTAAGCTTCGCCGTATCGGATCCGCAGAACCTTCCCAAGCGTGATCGCGGAGTCTTCGCGGGCGACATTCCAGAGGACGTCAGGCTGTGGCTCGACTACATAGAGTCCATCGCAGCGCCGCAGACCGAACGCTTGCCAGCACCGACCGACCCAGACGGCGCACTCGGATTGGCGTGGCGCGGGCAGTACCGGTGCTTCCACATGTTGGTCCCCGACGCCGAGGCAGCAGTCGAGCTCGGAAAGCTCATCGCACGCATGGATAAAGAACGTCAGCGAGCCATCCAGTCAGGCGAGCGAACGCGCGCACACCTCATGAACCGTGGACCAGAACGCGTCAGCAGGCTCTCGCTCATCGCAGCGCTTGCCCAGCTGTCGCCAAGTCGACCACCAGTCATTACAGCGGACTGCGTGCGATGGGCAAACAGCGTTGTCATGGCGTCGATAAACCACTTGTCCGCAACGAGCAATAGTGGCGACGACGACAATTACGTATCGATGTGCCACGCGCGCATAAAGGATATGTTCCGTCGCATCGAAGAGGATCCGAGCTTCGCGGCCAGCCTCGGTAGCGACTGCCGGAAAGTGGACGTGCCAAGTCTCGGGGTGACAAGAACGGAAGTTAAGAGATTCAAGCTACGCTCGTATATAAGGCGCAACAAAGCAGCCGCGTATGTTTGCGACCGAGAGTTGGATTCGCTGGTGGAGGAGAGAATATTGCTCTGCAACCAGGAAGTTGTCCTCGGAAAGACGGTCACCTATTATTCACTTATCGGGCGTATCTAGGCTCGTTTTTGATATAAAGCGCGCAAATATCAGCGCCGCACCCAAGCCAAAAGCCCTTATTCAAAGAAATCAAACGTTTAGACCAAACACTCACGACTACAATTTGATAGTCGCCAGATGCCTTTGATTTCATTGGATAATTCGGAAAAGGCAGGGGGTCACGACTATCCGGAAAGTCGCCACATGTCTTTGATAACGCAAGACAATTCGCTGACGACTGACTTTTAGGGGGGTCCGCGCGCCGCCGTGTGTGAAGAGACGGAACTGCACAACTGAATAAGAATGTCAAAGAGTGTGAGAAAATATCGGACTCTTCAATATAATATAAAAAGAGTAAGTAATGTCAAACTGCGGGAAGGAGTTTTGGGGGCATAGGGGAATTTAAGTCGTCAGGGGTCTAAGTGGGATAAAAGCGCGTGTTATCAAAGGGTTGTCTGACGACTATAGGTGGGGAAAATGGTAGTCGTACCTATGTAGTTATTCAATGATATCAAAGGTTTAGACCAAACGTCTTGGGTAGTCGTGAGTAGTCGTCAGATAACCCTTTGAATTCGTTGGATAATTTAATTCTGTGTTTTTTAATATTAGGGTTGTTTTTTATTATTGGGGCTATGGAGTCTCAAAGGGCGGGTTTATTCTCAAAGTTTCGATAATAGTCAAAAGGCTTGCAATATTTTTGGCGGGTGGTAATAGAAAGTGGATCAAAAGGAGAGATGGGATGCTTATTGGAAGAAGGCTGCAAGCGAGTAAGGAGCGCCGCTGGGGGAGCGTCAAGGAGATGACGTTTGCAACGCCAGAGAGCCCTGCCTCAACCACGGAGGCCATTGCCAGGATTGTAGCGAGGTTCGCTGACTGGAGTATTGAGGAGGCGCTTGAGGACTTCAACTTCGCGCTTCCATACAAGGACTACAACGAGAGCCTTCCATTGGTCGCAAGACCGATGCCACAAATCATGCGGAAGGCCGAGAGAGCTTTGTTTTCAATATTCGGTGCGGCTTCCGGATGCGCAACCGTGATCAGCTCACAATGGAATCAGCACTTCATTATTGGACGTGAGCATAGTGCCGAGGCGCTTTACACAAACTGGCAGGCCGCACTCAATATTAGAAGCTCAAAGCACTGGCGGGCGATGGCGACCATGACGCAGTCCAGACTGACTTGGTTTGAATCGCAAATGGAGATGGCCGCACGCAACGCGTTGTTTTGTCATGGCCAGGTCAATGTGCTTAAGACAGACGACCAGCAGGACGTCAACGTTTATCGCGCGCAAATCGAAACCCGAATTTCGCGAGATAGGTTGCGTCATTTTGTGGCCGAGAAGTTTCCAAGTCTCAGGATCCGAAACGCAGGAACGGCTGATGAAGAGGTTGTGCTTCGCAGTCGAACCGACGAGGGTCTGATCCTCGGTGGCGCTGTCTGGGGAAGGGAGTACTTCGCCAACGGATCACATCTGATCAGCGCGACGATGGCCCTTCCGAAGGTAAGAGTGCGTCCACCAGGCGCTGATACGGGCGGTGGGCGTTGGTGGTACCCTGGTTGAGGTTCGGGAAGGTCGCAAATCGGCGCAAACCTGCCCCAACGGCGGCACTAGCTGGAATTCGGGGGACGGCTGGGCATGCGAAGGGCGATTACCGCGCCACACGGGGCAGGTTTGGCGATGAACGAGAAAGGCCGCCCAATCGGGCGACCTCGATGTTGTTTGGTTTTTGGCGTTGATTAAGTCAGCTTGGTGGCCAGCACGAAAACTTTACGTTAATCCAGGGCGTCGGTTGATGCAACCGATATTTCGGCGCGGGCGATGGTCAGCGTCTTGGCTCGCTGTGGGCGGTAAGAAACTCGCGCGCATCGCTCGGCGTCATATTCGATGCCAGCTTTACGAAAGCTCTGGCGGTGGCCAAGGCTTCGTTCCGGTTGCGTGTCCTACCCTTGAAGAAGTAGCTGACCGGAAGTAGTCCATACTTGGGGTGCGCCACCTCCGCGTACATGTGAACCTCCGGAGTGTAGATGCCTTGGCGGGTGGCTGTGGCGCAGGCTGTGATTTGGTTTGGGTGGGGCATGGTCGACTCCTTGGTTAAGGTTTAATGGGTGGTCGGGGTTACCGGTATGTCCAGCGAACCCTGTGCTGCTTTTTGTCTTCGGTGTCGAACCAGCCATTCAAAAAGCATTCGATGTGCTGCATCGCAAATGCCCCATCAGCCTTGTGCAATTTGCTGCCTCGTACAAAGAGCGTGATGCTCAGGTCTTTGTTCCAGACTGCGTGGATGGCGGGGGTTTTGGTGGCCTTGGTCATGGTCTTGTCTCCCGTTTGCGTTGCCTTACACTTTTCTAATCGAAGTCGAGAGAGAGTTCAACCGGAATCTCGCGACTCCGGTTGTGTATCTTAGGTGTTGAATTTGAAGTCGATGCTGTCGAAGTCGCAGTCTTCAAAACCATCGTTTGCCAAGTCAACCAGGATCGCGGCGGCGGTTCGGTTGCTTTTAAATGTGAATCCTCCGGAGCAGCCTTGCGTCGTGAAGGATTCGTCTTTGGTAAGTACCGAAGCGAACACTCGTTGGGCCGAGGCCTTGTAGTCGGTGAAGCGGATGGTGCACTCGATGGGCATGGTGTGGTTCCTTTCGGGTTTCGGTTTCCGTACGTACGTTCTAATCAAAACCGTTGTGGCGTTCAAGTACTATCGACGTTGTAATGTCGATTAGCCTTCGAAGGTTTGGTCGTCCTCTTCGGCGTAGCCAAGGTATTTATGCATCTCTTTGATATAGTTGGCGCGACGGGTGTTTACAGCTCTCGCGACGTCAGCAAGAGTGAATCCCTCTGGGACAGGTGCCTCGCGCCTTTTCATTTGACCGAACCACTCGACGGTGTCCAGATACTTGCCGAACTCCGCCATCACCTTACGCCTAGTCATTTGTAGCACGACAGCCGCTGCCCTGCGTTAAAGATTGCGACGTAGTCAGGATCGCCAAAATCTGCGACAAGCTTTTCTACGGCGACATACTTAGCGAGACCCTCCTCCATCTCGTAAAGGCCTGCCGCTTGTCTTGCAAACTCTGGACCTAAAGATCTCGCGGCGGCAGACTTACGCTTCGCAAGTGACCAATGCTGCATGGCAGCGAATGCGACAGCTTGTGCGTCTTGCCAAGATGCGTCGGGCTGTTCCTTTTTGGATACCTCGACGTGCGTGATAACTGCGTTCCCGACAAAGTCAGCCATTGCGTCGTGTATCGAGGTCCAGGTCAAACTACCGTCGTAGGCGGTGTCTTCGGAATCGCGCGGATCCACGCGCGACGACCTTACCGATTTGAACGCTGGCGTAGGTTGGACGGGCGGCAGTCCCACGGTCTCGTCGCCTTCTACCCACAATCGGTAAAGCATGGCCACGGAGTCGATCATCTCGTTGCGAAGCTTACTGATCTCTTGACGGCCCTCCGCGCAGTGGATGGCGTCCTTCACCACCTCGCCGGACTCCTCAGCAAACTTGGCGATCACGTAGTTGGGCTGCGGGTACTTCTTCATTGCCGACTCGGCTCTTATGATCGAGTCTTTCACCATCTGCATGAAGGTGGTCTCAGAGTGGTTTTTCATTTCGTATCCTTTCAGGTTTCAAGGTTATAGGAGCGGACGCTGCCACTCGTCCTCACCAATAATCTCATCACCAGCGTGTCTCAGCTCCCTCGCGGCGCGCGGCGTTCCACTCAGCGCACTCAGCATCCCACTCGGCCTGAGCTGCGTCCCAGTCGGCCTGGTTGCGGGCTTCGCTGCGACGTTCGGCGGCCTGATCGCAGCGCTTGGCTGCGGATTCTTGGCGGTCTTTGTTGGCCTGCTGTGCGTTGGTCATGGTCGTTGCTCCTAGGTGCGTGTTTCCGTTGTTACACTTCTAATCACTCTCGCTGGGCATCGCAAGCTTTATGTATAGGGATCGAGAGGAAATAAGTCAGCTCTTATTAGCAGCGCGACCATATCGGTTTCGACCTTACCGTACCAGTGGAACGGTCCAAGCGAGACACTAACCGCGCGACCAACAGCAACAGGGCAGTCAAAGATCACTGTTATTGTAGCAGGGAACGTCTCGACGTCGTCTTTTTCGATACTCACGACGCCATCTGCAATCATCGATGAAAGCCACGTATCCATAACCACACTCCAGTCTATCTGTTAAAGCCCAGCCTCGTGCATTAGTATCGCTCGTCCTATAAGTTCGGGTATCGGAGGAAAGACTGCGTTGCCGCAGGCCTTGAGTTTTAGTCGGTCCAGTGCAAGGGAAACCCCATCGCCAGTTCGTAAAGGCAGCAGACTTGATACCAGGGCACTCCCGCGTGGAGCGCTTCCGTCGCCAGCGAAGGCGTATGTCGCAGTCTGGCGGCCAAATAACCCGTTGTGCGAGATAAGTCTTTGCCGTCCCTCGCGTTGGGTGTAGGCCACAAGCCAGATCCTCTCTCTGCGATGCGAAGCGCCCATGGCTGCTGCGGGTATATTTTCCCATTCCGCATCATACCCGCGTTCGGCCAGGTCTCCGAGTATTCTACCAAACCATCCTCCTGGCTTGGACTTTGGCCCAGCAAGCAAAGCTGCGACGTTTTCCACGATGACGTATTCTGGTCGTAGCTCGCCAACAAGTCTTGCAATTTCACTCCACAATCCACTTCGTGTTCCTTCGCCAATTCCAGCCTGCCTTCCCGCTACGCTGATGTCCTGGCACGGAAACCCGCCAGTGATTACATCAACGGTGATTGAGTCATTGTCAAGTACGTCGCGCGTTAGCTCGGTCACGTCGGCATAGCATGGCACGTCGGGCCAGTGCTTGCGGAGTATCGAACGCGGGAACTTCTCAATCTCGCAGAACGCCACGGTCTCGAAGCCTCCCGTGCGTTCGAGGCCAAGGCTGAATCCGCCGATGCCGCTGAACAAGTCAAGCACGCGAAGCTTCTTTTTTACGGCGTCAGGCAATTAGGTCCGCTCCCTTTAATGACCGTTACCCAGCAGCTCTAGTCAATTCTGCTGGGTAACAAAAGCGTTATTTTGACCTGGTCGGATCAAAAGATATCGACGTCGTTAACCGCTACGTCATCATCCGGATCATCAACAATACGGAAGGCTGAGAAATGGGAACGGTTGACCGTCGTGGTTCCCATCGCGGCGTGCGAGTTTCCTCCTTGGGCAAACTCGGAGACAAATGTTTTTGCCTCCCATCCGAGCTTTTCACCCTCAAGCAGGGTGATCCACAATCCTGTGTGGTTGTGCAGGCCTTCGACTTTCATCAGATCAATCCTTTTTCAAGTGCGAGTTGTTCGGGCAGCGTGATCGTCCAGATCGGATGAGCATACTCAACTTCGATCTGGGAAAGCGGAAGCCAGACTGCGTTGGCGCGGTTCCCATCGTTGGAAAACAGAACCGCCTTCTCTGTCGTGCGGTGAACCATGCCTTCGATGTCGATGATTCGCATTATTAGGTCTCCTTTGGTGTGATGCCTTGTGTATGTGCTGCGTGGTTCATAATTCTGTCAACCGATTTGTCAGCGTACTCGAGACTTATCTCGCAGCCGACCCATCGCCTGCCAGTCTCGATGGCAGCGCATGCTGTCGTACCGCTGCCCATAAACGGATCGAGCACGCAGTCTCCAGGATTCGACCAGGAAAGAATATGGTCTCTTGGAAGGGCGATAGGAAACATCGCAGGGTGCGTGTTGTCTGCGCGACTGTTCTTTTCCTCGTTTATTTGCCAGACGTTAAAGCGATGCCCAAAAGATGGTATCAGCTGCCCCTTATTCTGCTTTGCAGCAGCCGCCAGAGTACCGTCTTTTTTCCTGGTTGAGCCCTTTCGCTGGGCGTAACCTGCGTACTTATTGGGCCTGTCCTTTATTGGATTAAACGTGCGCAGCTTGCCCTTTACAAAAACAAACATGTACTCGAAAAGTTGGGGATACCGAAAACCAATCCCGCCGATAGTTCCAAACGTGGACTTATACCAAATCATCGTATCGTTCAGTTTGAATCCGCAATGGTCAACAAAATGAATGGCTTGGCGAAAGCTTGTGCATGTCTCGCTGCCTTTAGCGGTGGCATCACTGACGTTCCAGACTACCACTCCGCCATCTTTTGTCACGCGATAAAGCTCCGCCGCGAGCGATTCAAAGTCAAACGAATAGCCTTTGTAGTCGCGCAGGTTGTCGTACGGCGGCGACGTCACGGTAAGATCAATAACGCCGTCGGGAATTGTCCGGAGCACCTCTACGTTGTCGCCAACGTATAGTCTGCCGTTTCGAATGTCCTTGAACACAGCCATTCAGTAGAATTGGAAGAGCAGGTTTTCTGCGCCTTCAACTGCGTGCGCGCCACACTCGGCACACTCATATTCGGAGGCATCTGGCTCGCAGCCGTCAGCCTCCTCCCCGCACGCTGTGCAGAAACCAATGTGGTCGTCTTGCTCGACAGCGGCCATGACTCGGTCGAGGGTGATTGATGCGTGGATGGTAATGGTCATGTGGTTCTCTCCGGGTTCAGCGGGCGGAGGCGAGCGATCAGGGTTGTGGCGCTCTCATCCTCAAGCGGTACTTCGTGGATCTGGATGTTTACCAACGCGAAGTTCCGACGACCACGCCGAGAAAGACAATAAGCGTCAATGAACCAGCCTGGCTGATAACCGTGATCTGGATTGCGGTCGAACATCAAGATGGCGTCTCGAACCTGTCGCACTTCAACTATGCCGCGATGGTTTTTGTAGTAAAATATCAGCTGGTTCATTCGGGTTCTCCTTGTTGGTCGATGGTTAAGTTGTTAGTGGGCGGTGACCTTCGCGCCGGAAAAGCAGGCGTAGCGTGGCTTGCCTTGGGATTGACCGTTGATCATCATGGGAGCGCCAGTCGAGTCGGTCTTGAAGAACTCGTAGCCAGCCTTTGCCCAGTCAGCGCGGTGCTTGGCCTTGACCTGAATCGACTTTGCGTAGGTGGTGATGCAGACCGTCTTGTTGTTGTCCAGGGCGGCGTTGATTTGCTCGATCAGGGTCATGGTTCTTTTCCTTTGCGTTTCCGTAGTTCTGTTCTAAGCAGTTTCTCGAGTCTCCGCAAGCAGAAACTCGAGAACTTTGTTCAGAAAAGGTCGATTCCCGTCGCTTTCTTGAGTGCGTAGCATGCTTCTGCCAGACAGTCGTTGAGCATCTCGTCGTCGTCGCGACCATCCATCGAGCTGCGGATATCCTCGATGCAGTCGATCATCGCGCGGTACTCGGGGTTGTTCAGGGCTTCGATCAGGGTCATTTTCTTGTTTCCTTTGGCTGCGTTTGTTTCCGTAGTTCAGTTCTAATCGATACCGACGGTCTAATCAACATCAAAAGACGAGCTTGCCGTTTTATTTAACGTAGGGCAGACAAGTCGAGAACGTAAAGGAGAGACGCCCCCATGACCTTATGCACTTGGCCCAGCGGAACTTGCGCGTGCTACTTGGAGCGTATTGAAAAGCCTCACGACCATGCAGGACGTGTGTGGATGCACTGCGAAGATGGCTTGAGTTTTACGAAGGCCAGTATGGCGCGGTTTATGATGTTCTGCCTCGGGAATAACGTGGAAATAGTCGACGTCTCCGCGTTTAATCCGAAGTTTTCCGGATCCCAAGTCACGGCGGCAATTAGACTGCGCCCTGACCAGTTCGAGGCGTTCGAGACGGCTACGCGAGGCAAACTGCGCGAGCCTCCGACGCTGAGTCTGAACTGGTCGGATGGGTCATGCTAGGACCACGTGGTGCAAAGGCAAAGGGAGCCACAGCCGAGCGCGAGCTTGCTGCGGTTCTTACCGGTTGGGCAAAGGACGCTGGGATCACGATTGCCCTGTTTCGCAACCTAGAACAAACTCGCTCCGGTGGTCACGACCTGGTCGGCACAGAGAAGTACGGGATGGCCATCGAGGTCAAACGCGTCGAGGCCTTGGCGATGCCCAGCTGGTGGCGACAGGCTGTGCGTCAAGCTGCTGCCCTTGAAGGATGCGATCCAGTTCTGGCGTGGCGGCAAAACCACAAGCCTTGGCGCTTTCGAGTTCGCGCGTACGTGTGGCCTTGTAACGTTCCGATGGTCCTCGACATGGATGCCGACGAGTTTCGCAAGTGGTTTCTGAGTAAGATAGCTGTTGCGAAGCCGTCGATTACTGAGTAGTGATGCTGCAACGTTAACCAGACGGAGCAACGCCAATGCCACAATGCAAAAAGGACTTCTGCCGAGAGCGAGCGGTGCCGAATGCACCGAAGCAGTACTGCCGCGCCCATCTCGATGAGTATCTTTCCAAGCGTTACGCGTTCCGCGCCAGACAAGCGGACCTTCCGGATTGTCCAGGTCCAGATGAGGGTCAAGGATGTCCGTACAAGGCCAAGGTTCAGCGAAAGCCAGTCTACCACGGGATGGACACCCAAGCGGAGCCCAACTTCGCCCTTTGCGGAAACTGTCGTCGCGAGGACGATAAGCGCGCAGCGGAAGCCCAAGAGGAACGCCGAAAGGTTGACTTCGACAGGGTACGCCTAAGCCTTTTGAACTACTGCGACAGCGTGGAAGACCTGCGCCAATGGATAAAGGATTATGTGCTATGAAGACGCCATGCTGTAATCAAAGGTGTAACCAAGGACGCGACTGTCCGAACCGCGCGATCCACACGGCGCGCATGAACCGAGGTGGTGCATTGGTACTGGTTGGCGTCACCGTTTTCCTCCTGTCCATGTGGGCAGTAGCGATTGGACTAATTTGGAGCATGCTATGACCAATCAATCAAGACCGAGGCTGCCTGACCTTCCCGTGTTCTGCACTGGACCATTCAGCTTAAACTTTTGCGGCTGGATTGTCGGAAGGGACGCCTTCGGCGGGCCTTGCCACATCGCAGACATTCGCGGATGGGGATATCTGACCGGTCACGGACAAGCGTTGGCGATGGACAGTGGCAGCGCAGTCAAGGCGCAAGCGAAGGCTGCGCAATTCATCGTGGACGCCATGAATGAAAAGATGGCGCGCGATTACCCAGAGGAGGAATGACGATGCACAGAAAGCCTGACATGCTGCTACCGGTAGTCGTCCACGATTTACCCGCGTACTTTGTTTTTCAACCAGACGGCGCGCTGCGCGAAAACGTACGTCGTGCGGTTGACCAAGGAGTGGTGCGCGTCGTTGCTGGTCCGGAAAAGTGTCATGTCGTCGTGGACGTGAGGCGTCCGTACTATCACCCTCGGACAAATCAGAAGCTCATCGAGGCATTGGAAAAGGAGGATGCAGAATGAACGAGGCGCAGTTCTTACTAGGGCTGGGTTTTAGGCCAAAGCCTGATCGTCGTGGTCCCCTGGCAGCGCCGCCTGTGGTCCGTAACATATGGAAAGAGCATCGTAAGTGGACCTACGATTCTGAATTTGACGGTAATGTAAGAATCGCGGGAACGACCTATGACGAGGCCAAGCCATGAGCATTAATAAGTTTCGCGGCAAGCTGTATCAACTTGCCAAGGTGCTCGGTGACGTCCAGGCTGTCGCACATAAGAAGCCAGCTAAGGCGATACCCAAACGGATAGGTCGCCGCATCGCTGGTAAACTCACGGGGCGCATCATGGGCTCCATATTTCCATCGACCAAGTAAGGAGACTGACGCAATGAAACTCTCGCCAGACGAACTTGCTGAGCAGGTCAAAAAGATGGTAACCGACAACGGCGACCTTTTGACTTTACTCAAACTCGACACAATCCGAGGATCGCACAGCTACACACCGCTTGGCTACTGGCGCACGGACGGTACGCCAGTAGCTGTTTTGGTATCCGGCAGTTAAACGTATATAAAGGACAACTCGAATGCTAACTCTTTACGCCGATGACGATCACCAATTCGATGAGCTTCGCAAAAGACTGCTGGCGTGGATCCCGGCCAACAGCGCGACGTCGGGGCTGCATGTATTCCCCATCGATCTTGTGATTCGAGTAACAATGGTCGGAGATGTCCGATCCTTGCTGGACGATCTTGTGCGCGACGAGGTCTTTGACCCGACGCTGACGACTTACGTAGTCGATGAAGACGACATCCCGTCATGACCTACTATCACGCCAGGCGCGAGCTGGCCACCGAGGCTGGGGATACGTATCGGTCGCACTTTGCAGTACGCGTCGAGCTTGAACCTAACAACGGATGGGTTTTGGTGCTGACGCCTCTCTCCAACTCGGTTTTCGACTACCCTATTGGTCCGCTGCTATCCATTGCGGAGATCGACCTGACCGGATACGCGCGACTGCGGAGGCGACCAGAGTCTCATCGCAAGACTTCAGCGCCGCCACTAAAGAATCCGATGGCCGCGTTCTCGGCTGACAAGAAACCGTGGGAGATCAGTTGACTCTGATGTAAAAACTGCTTAGAAACGAGTCATGGCAACCACGCCGCAGCATTCGGAAGGAACCACCGAAATGAAACTCACCGACACGCAGCTTATCATCCTGACCAAAGCATCGATGCATCCTGAGCTTATCGCGATGCCTCTTCCCTCGAACCTTCGCGGTGGGGCAGCAACAAAAACGGTCTCCTCGATGATCGCAAAGGGACTTCTGGTCGAGGTCGATGCGAACATTCGCGTCGGGGACGTGATGTGGCGCGAAACTGGCGACGGTCACGGGGTCACCCTGATGGCGACAGCCGAGGGGATGGCCGCCATCGGCCTGGACGAGCTCACACGCGCGCCAACAGCCGCTGCGCCGCCCATGGAGGCACCGACGCAGGCTGCGCCGACGCCAGAGCCTTCGGCGGCCACGCCAGCGCCTGTCCAGACCAAGATCAAAGTCAAGGGCCGCAAGCAGGAGGCGCTGATCTCGATGCTTAAGGACGGCACAACGGCTGTCGAGGCAGCTGCAGCGCTTGACTGGGAGGTCCACACTGTTCGCGGAGCCATCTTCGGAGCCATCAAGAAGGCTGGTCACACAATCACCTCGGTCAAGGTCGAAGGTCGAGGCCGGGTTTACTACGCGGACTGAACACGGCGACTTGCCAGACCTATGGGATTCGGTTACTGCTGGATCCCATAGGGCAAGGGAGTCGGCATGCTAAATGAGTGGCAGATACTAACCGTTCAACCATTCGCAGCTACGTTTCCGCTTATGGAAAGGCTCACAGGATGCATCGTCGACATTGCTGGGCCACGCAAGGGACGTCCGCTGATATCAGAAACGCCAAGGCCAGTCGCTTGGACGCCTATCACATGCACCAGTTATCGAAGGCCGCGAACCACCAACTACATAGAGCGCGTGCAGCAGATGCTGAGTGGTATCCTTTTCATGGATCCGGATATCGTAAGCGAGGTTATCGCTAAGACATCGCGCGGCGAGATCATACTAAACGGTAAGTACGTAAACGTTGCGCGCTTTATGTTTAACGACAGAGAGCGATTTGTTTCGCCAAACGAGCTCAGCCGCCTACGTGAAATTGAGCAGCAGTCGTGGCTTTCGCGGATGGAACGCGACAAGCACGGACTACCGAAGCTCAAGCCTGGTGACAAGGTTCGATTCAAGGACAGCATTCTTGGGCTGCACGGCACTGTTAATCGCGTTGCCGGGGACCAGATAAAGGTCACACTTACCAACGGCGTGCTACAATCTGCTGTGGTTTCACGTTTGATGCTTGACTTAATTCCAAACGCAGGTCAAAGCTCCTCGTAATCTGCTGTTGGGCGCTAGGCACGACGCGGTTAAATCAAGCTGGGGATGGCCCACGCAGGGATAAGTTTGCCGAATGGAAGGCCGTGATATCGTGAACAACACAAAGTCATGGCGTAACATTTCCAACGGCGCGCACCCTTTCACAACATCGCAGGAGCTTCTTGTCGCTGCCGCCGACTACTTCCAGTGGTGTGACAACCATCCGATACTGGAAGAAGATGTGGCCGTCTACCAAGGTGACATAACCAGGTACACGAAAAACAAGATCCGACCGTACACCCTTAAGGGCATGGCGGTCTACCTGAACGTAGCTGTCTGTAAGCTGGAGCGATACAAGCTCGATCTCGAGGGACTTGCCTCCGCGATGGAGCTTATCGAGCAGGTTATCTACACCCAGAAGTTTGAGCATGCCGCTGTCGGACTTATGAACGCGACGTTTATCGCGCGTGACATTGGGCTGGCGGACAAGCAGGAAATAACAGGCATCAACGGCGGACCGATTCAACTGGAGGAAATCAGTGCTAGGGAACGAGTCAATAGCAAGCTCACTAGCCTCGCTGCCAGAATTACAACGGATCGAGTTGCTGGCGAGTCTGAGTAACGCAGACTTAGCCGAGCTTGAATACGACTGGAAGTTCTGGGCGCGCAAGAATCAGCTGACGCCAAGCGGAGACTGGTTGACGTGGCTGGTCATGGCTGGTCGGGGATTTGGCAAAACCGAAACGGGGGCCAACTGGATCCGCGAACGCTGGCTTAACGGGGCCATGCAAATTGCTATTATCGCGGAGACCCAAAAGGATCTCGAAGAGGTAATGGTAAAGCGCCTGATTGATATCCATCCGCCGAGTGAAAAGCCGACAGTTCGCTACAGCCCAGTTCGGATATCGTGGGCAAACGGCGCTACCGCGCTTGGTTACACAGGCACCGAGCCTGACCAGCTGCGTGGTCCAGAGTTTGACACCGCTTGGGTAGACGAGCTTGCCAAGTATAAAAAGGCGCGCGAAGTTTGGGATATGCTCGCGTTCACGATGCGCTTTGGTAATGACCCGCGCGTGATTGTTACGACTACGCCGCGTGCAATTCCTGTTATGCGCGAGATGCTGAATGATGAGACCACCGTGGTAACGCGCGGGAGTACTTTTGATAACCGTTCCAATCTCCCGGCGGCCTTTCTCAATAAGCTGCAGAAGAAGTATGCCGGAACGCGACTCGGACGGCAGGAGCTCGAGGCGGAGCTTCTTGAAGACCTGGTCGGGGCGCTGTGGAATCATCAGGCCATTGACGAGACTCGCGTAGAGGCTATGCCAGCTATGCGCCGCATCGTTGTGGCTATCGATCCAAGCGGTACCAAGGGCGTCGAGGATAGCGGCGACAGCATCGGGATTGTTATCGCAGGTAAAGGCGTCGATGATCGCGGTTACGTTCTGGGGGACTTCACCTGCAAGCTTTCTCCGTCAGGCTGGGGCGCGCGGGCGGTTGAGGCGTACCACCGGTTCGGCGCTGACCGACTTGTTGCCGAGAAGAACTTCGGCGGAGCCATGGTCGAGCACGTAATACGTACGGTCGACAAGAACGTGAGCTACAAGGAAGTCAACGCTAGTCGAGGCAAGGTTGTTCGCGCCGAGCCTATCGCGGCATTGTACGAGCAAAAGAGGATAAGCCACGTTGGCGGCTTCGCGGAGCTCGAGGACCAAATGTGCAGCATGGGACCGGATGGATTTGTGGGTGAAGGATCGCCTGATAGAGTAGACGCCTTGGTTTGGGCATTGACCGACCTGATGCTGGAAGACGATAGCTCCTGGGAGGGCACCATATGACTATGTTTTTGGATGGCCTTTTCAACATCGTAGCGCGCTTGGGAACCAGCCGTGACAAGGCCGCAAGCTCCAAGTACGAGCTCGTCCAGATCGATGAGAATCAGCTTGTTGCTATGTACAGGACGTCAGCCGTCGCACGCAAGATTGTCGACATCCCTGCCGAGGACAGCCTTCGCGAGTGGCGCGAGTGGCAGGCCGAAGGCGATATGGTAACGAAGATCGAAGCGGAAGAGAAAAGGCTTGGCTATCAACCGTCGTTAATCAAGAGCAGTAAGCGGTCACGGCTGTTTGGTGGAAGCGCTGTTTTCATCGGCACGGGCGAAGAAGATCTGACGCTTCCGCTTGACCCAGAGACTATTGGATTGGGCGGACTTAAGTATCTGACCGTGTTGAGTCGCCAAGACCTTATGGCGGGTGTCATCGAGGCCGACCCGCGCGAGCCTTCATATGGCAAGCCTAACTTTTACCGAATGAGCACGGTCGGCGGATCGGTAGAAATTCATCCTACAAGATTGGTTATTCTCACTGGCGACGATCTTCCTGACGAGCGCTACTCGGGAAACAATCTTGGCTGGGGCGACCCTGTGCTTCAGGCTGTTCTTACCGACGTGCGTAATCTCGACGCCACCGTTGCCAACGTTGCGAGCCTTGTGTTCGAGGCTAAGATCGACATTATTTCGATTGCGGGATTTAACGAAGGGCTGCGCAGCGGAGGCGCAAAGTACGAGGAACTGGTGCTTGCACGCGCGGCATTGACTAGCACTGGCAAAGGTATCAATGGCGCGCTTTTAATGGACGCCAACGATTCGTACAATCAAAAGTCAGCGAGCTTTGCTACGCTGCCCGATATCATGGACCGTTTCATGCAGATGGTAAGCGCGGCGTCTTCGATTCCAATGACGCTGCTCTTCGGCATGTCGCCTGGCGGGATGAACGCTACTGGCGATGCAGACACTCGCGGTTACTACGACAGGATAAAGGTTATGCAAACGCTCGAGCTTACGCCAGCAACGGCTATCCTCGACGAGTGCCTTATCCGATCCGCGTTGGGTAGCAGGCCGCCAGAAGTGTTCTATAACTGGCGTCCACTCTGGCAACCGACTACCAAGGAGCGTGCCGAAACAGGAAAGCTGATCGCGGACACCTTCAAAATACTGTACGAGATGGACATTGTACCAGACGACGCAATTGCCAAGTCGCTGGTCGGAAGCCTGACAGAAAGTGGTCTTGCGCCTGGTCTTGAAGGTGCGGTAGCCGAGTATTTCGAGTTAGAAGGTACGCCTTCTGAAGACGACACGCTTGAAGATCAGCCGTAACACAAAGGAACGATGCGATGCCCACAGTTAATTTCACAGACGCAATGCCCGTCACTGGTCAAATCAAAAAGACCGACGACGGCGCTGTTGTTATGGCGAGAGTTGCGCGCGGCAGTAACGTCCAAGACTACCTCGGTTCTGAGATGGGCTTTTCGGACAGAGCAATTGTCCGCGTCTACCGTCCGGAGACCGAGGTATTTTCGAGTGATGCCATCAAGAGCTACGCGCGCAAGCCGATCACAATCGACCATCCCAAGGATGGCGTGAGTTCCGGCAGCTGGAAGGATCTGGCTGTCGGTGAAATTGACCCCGTTGGCATTCTCCGCGATGGCGAGTTTGTTACCGTGGCGCTGATCTTTAGGGACGCAGCAGCGATCACTTTGATCGAGTCAGCGGATGGTCCGAAAGAGCTCTCGATGGGATACTCCGCTGACATCGAAATGGTCGACGGCGTTTCTTCAAAGGGCGAAGCCTACGACGCGATTATGACAAACTTTCGCATGAACCATGTGGCCGTTGTTCGAGAAGCACGCGGAGGCACACAACTACGCATCGGTGATGCACAGACATGGGGCGCTTCTCCCTGCCCACCAACTCAAATGAAGGATAACGTTATGCTACTGCTCACAGTGGTTCTAGGAGATCGGGCAGTGCAAGTTGCCCCCGCCGACGCACCAATCCTCAATAGCTTCAAAGACAGCGTGACTAAGGCTGCGGCTGACGCGCTGGCTACGAGCGTGGCCGCACTGGCTACGAAGGACGAAGAGATCGGCACCTTGAAGGCCGAAAACAAGAAGCTTTCCGACGCCGCGATGACTCCCGAGAAGCAGACCAAGCTGGTCGCTGATCGTGTGGCGCTGGAAACGTTGGCTAAAGGTATCGCACCAGCTGTGGTGTGCCCCAACGTGTCCGATGCTGACCTTCGGAAGGCCGCTGTAGCCATCGTCCACGGCGACGACATGGTTGCTGACGCTTCCGAAGCCGAGATTTCTGGAATGTTCAAGGCGCTTGCCAAGGACGCCGGAAAGACCAAGGACACATTCGCTGATACCGTCAAAAACGGTATCACTGTTGTAACGAACGACGCATGGGGCGCGTTCCTTCCGAAGGGGAAGTAAGCGATGACAATTCTCACTGAAGGTAAGCGCAACTACGCGTTTCTGGTTTCCGAGGCCAACGGCATGTATCGTTCGCGTCAAGAAGTGACCGTGACCGTACCAGCGGACAGCACCATCACTCCCGGCACAGTCATGGGTGTGATCACAGCCAGCGGCAAGTTTGTGACCCAGCTTGCGGCTTCGGACAATGGCTCGCAGGCTGCTGCTGGCCTGCTCTTGGTCGCGCAGACCAACACCACTGACAGCGCCATCGACGTCGTTGCGACAGTTATTCGCCGTGACGCCGAAGTCGTCCAGTCGGAACTGAAGTACGACCCGGCTGCAAACGCTGCCGCCATCATTGCCGTGAATGTAGCCTTGGCTGCACTCGGCATCATCGTCCGCTGAAAGGAGCCGTATCATGGCCACAATGGATATCTTTAGTAATACGGCTTTTGGCACGTCCTCGCTTTCTGGGTTCGTGCAGAAGATGCCGTATGTTCCGCAGCTCTTGGGTTCGCTCAATCTGTTCACCCCAAAGCCTGTGCGCACGCGCAACATCTTTGTTGATCGCACCGAGGGCGGCATCAAGCTGATCCCAACTTCGGCGGATGGCGCACCACCAGCGTCCTTGGACAGCACTGGTCGTGACGCAGTCGCACTGCGCACAACGCGGCTGGCCAAGCAGTTCACTCTCTATGCTTCGGAGCTGGATAGCATTCGCGCAAGTGGTACCGAAACCGAGTTGATGGCCGTGCAGGCCGAGTATAACACTCGTCTGCTGCGGCTTCGCGCTGACATGGAGCTTACCCACGAGCACCACCGTCTTGGCGCGCTTCAGGGGTTGCTGTTGGACGCTGACGGTACCACCGTCATCTACAACTACGCCACGGAGTTTAACGAAGCAATTCCGGCTGCGATCAGCTTTGAGCTGGACGTGGCTTCGACAGACGTTATCGCCATCTGCAAAACGATCTCGCGCGGCATGGCACGCTCGGGTAAGGGTTCGCTTGCTGGCGCGACGATCCACGCGCTTTGCGGCGATGCGTTCTACGACGCACTGGTCACGCATCCCAACGTCGAGAAGTTCTACCTGAACCAGATGGCAGCGGAAGCGTTGCGCGATCAGGCCAGCATCTTCGGCAGCTTCACTATCGGCGGCATCACCTTCCATAACTATCGCGGCACCGACGACAACTCGACCGTTGCCGTTCCAAGCGCCGAAGCCAAGTTCTTCCCGATTGGCGCATCCGACGTTTTTGAAGTGGCCTACTCGCCACTCGAGTCCATCGGCTTTGTCAACACCCCCGGCCAGCCATTGTACGCAATGAACATTCCGGATCGGGATCGGAACATGTGGACCAAAGGCGAGCTGTACAGCTACCCGCTGTACATGTGCGCCCAGCCACGTGTTCTGCGGCGCGGCACACTGACATGAGCAATGTGTTGGTGGGTAATCCTACACCCCAGGCAAAGGCTGTCCGCATTGCGGGCGGTCACGCCATCATCAAACCTGGCAAGTCAGCTGCTCTTACGCTGATGTTGAGCGCCGAAGAATTGGCGCGATACGAGGCTGCTGGGCTTACCTTTTCGGATCCTGACGCCGAGCCATTGGCGGACACGGATTCGGATCCGGAGCAGTATCCGGAAAAGCAGCCAGAGACCCCGAAACCTGCCCCAGCCGTGGCCAAGGCAGCCGACCCCGCACCGCAGCCAGTCAAACCTGCGGAGGCTCCCAAAGCAGCCGCTGCGGTACCGCCCAAAAGCGGCGATTAAGAAAGGCTAGGCGATGTACGGAACCGTTGCAAACTGGATTACATACGCCGCCCTTCGCGGCAACGTTGTCGCTAACGATGCTGCCTCCGCTCAGGCACTGCAGCGCGCTAGCGACTATATCCGTACGCGGTACGTACTTCGCCTAGCTCCCGCCTACGACGCCGACTCTGAAGCCACGATTGAGGCTACGTACATCGCGGCATCGTACGATCTTGCCTCCCCTGGGTTCTGGGCAAAGTCATTCACGCCGTCGCAGACAAAGGTGTTGACCAAGGCGGGCGACATTTCTTGGACTCCGGTTAGCTCTATGGGCCACACGAGTTTGGTCGACGCTATGCTACCTACCTCGCCAGCAATTGACGCGCTGTTCTTTGGTGCTCAGATTGCTCTTGGTCCGAGGCTGGTATGAGCGGTTACCTTATCGCGCAGGAAATAAAGGATGCCCTTGCTGAAGTTGGCGAGGCTGTCGGCGCTGGCGCGCTTGTTGGTGTGGTCAAGCGCAGAGGTACCAACTCAGGAACAGCTCACAAGCCTATCTTCGCGGCAGACGTTTTGCACGTCTTTACAGTAGTTCTTGGATCGTTCGATAATCGCGAGCGCGAGGGTACCGGAATACTGGTCACTGATACCAAGATAACCGCCAGCGTAGGTGTGATCGTACCCTCCGTATCTGACAGGATTTCGGTGCTGGGCGTTGACTACCAAATCTATGGCGTCACCCCGCTTCGTACTGGAGGCGTCGACCTGATGTATAAATTGTGGGCGAGAAGTTAAATGGCACGTCGCAAAACGCTACTTCAACTTCTTGACGAGCTTGGACCTTCTGTCCGCAAAGCGTTCAACGCGGCGTTATCCGAAATTAGAAGCGACGTCCAATTCGCGGCACTTGAATCCGCTATACGAGCGGGTAATATAACGGCGGCCATGGACGTGATTAACGTCAACGGCGCGTACTTTCGCCAACTTGACGAGGCGCTTCGCGCAGCGCATATCGCTGGTGGAGTCTGGGCTACAGGCGAGTTTAAGGCGATGGCGAAACGGCAGGGAGCGCGAGTTTCAGGGCAATTCGATACGCGTAACATTCGCGCTGAGTCCTTGCTGAGGTCGGTGTCGAGTGAAAAGGTCGTGCAGATCGTCGAGGGTACGCGAGTGGCCATTCGGGAGACCTTGGAAACTGCGCTACGAGCTGGAACGTCAGCAAGAGCGACGGCTACCCTCCTCGTGGGCAACGTAGGACCGACAGGTGTTAGAGTTGGCGGCATTGTCGGTCTCGATAGTACCAAGGCAGCTTGGGTTTCGGGTGGCTACCGTGCAGACGGTACCTTTATCAAGGGCATGAAGGGTGACCTTGAGATGCTCGACAAAAACTACTTTACCCGCAAGCTTCGTGACAAGCGATTTGACGGTATGGTTCGCAGATCCTTCGCGGAGGGTAAGCCACTAAACCAAACGCAGATCGCCAAGATAACTGATCGCTACACTGGACGACTTCAAAAGCTTCGCGGCGAAGCGATATCGAGAACTGAGCTTCTGAAGTCGCTGCATGCCGCACAGGACGAGGGACTTCAGCAGATCATCGACAACGGCGAAGTTGCCGCCGATGCCATCGAAGAGGAGTGGGACGCCAGCGAGGATAAAGCCACGCGACCAACTCATGCGGCGGCGGACGGACAGAAGGTTATCCACGGACAGCCGTTCACGGTCGGTGGTTTTCTGATGATGTACCCAGGCGATGAAAGCCTCGGAGCTCCTGCTCGAGAGATTATCCAATGTCGCTGCGTAAAGCGCATCGACATTAACTTTATGAAGGGTCTCAAGGACAGGCTGACACCAGAGGAACTTGCAGCAGCGAGGTCGGCAATGTGACAGTCTATAAACTCGCTGACCTTCCGCTCTGGGCCACCAAGGTAACTAAGATTGCCGACGCGATAGTCAAGCAGTCAGTTAACGATCTACTACGCAGTATCGAAATTGTACCAGGCATCAACCGAGGCGGAAGCAGAGTACGAGGTACTATTCCACGCGACTTGGGACCATTGGCTGCGTCATTGCAATCAAGCCTATACGGAAGCACAGCCATCACTGGTACCGAAAGCTACGTGCTTATCGTGACTCAACTCAAGGCTGGTGATGTAGCTAGGTTTGCGTGGGGCGGAAACGCGGCACCGTATGTCCTAGAAGTTCACTATGGTGCCAATGGTGTGGACGGCACCTTTTGGGTAGACGTAGCAGCCAACAAATGGACATCGTTTGTTGATGTGGCTGTCATAAAGGCAAAGGCTGCAATCCAATGAACCGCGATGACATTACCGAGGCACTAAAAACGCGGCTGGCTTCGGGCGGCGTTGGCCTGCTTGGAACTTATCCAGCTGTGTATCCACAAGGAGCCATGACGCGACCTTACTTTGAGGTCAGCTTTCCTGCCATCGATACGGACGGACCATCGCTAAAGGGCGGTCTTGAGCGTGAGGTAGGTCGCATGTCGGTTATGATAGTGGTGGAGTTTGGCGTTGGTGAGACCGAGGCGAACAATTACGCTGACGCGGTTAAGGCGCTGTTTCCCCAAGCCCTGCGTATCCCAGTGGCGGGCGGAATCATTACGATTCAACAGCCAGCCCAGATAAGGCCTGGCTACAGAGACGACCGTAACGAGATAGACTGGCGAGTTCCAGTGATCATTCGGTTCTCAACGTTGAGCCAGTAGGCATTAAACCAAATCAGACGGAGGCTTTGATGACCAAGGAAACACATGACGCAGCTCCAAAAAAGACGGTCCTCAAGACCAAGAAGGAGCTGGTTATCGACAACGCTGTAATCGTACGCTTTGACGATAACAGCGGGCACTCACCACCTTGCATATCGTACGATGGCGATGCTCCCTCGAAGGGTGAGCGCGTTGAGTTTGTACTGGAAAACGGCATTCTCTATGCTGGCGTTGTTGCCAAAGTTCACACGGCTGGCGGTAACGTGATGATCGAATTTGTGGATGGTATCTTACCAGTCACTTCCAAATAGGCAAGTACGCCTACCATCGCGCATTTGCGCAACCACATGAAAGGATAGCCCATGGCTACCACTGAAGGCATTGGCGGTTTCCTATCAGCCGCAGCTGCTGCTCCAGCTACGTATAACGCAGCTGGGTACGCGGCACTTACGTTCTCCGATATTGGTGAAGCGACGGAGATCCCTGAGTACGGCGCGGAGCACGCTGTTGTTACGCATACGCCATTGAAGACGGGCATCGTCAACAAGTATCACGGCGAGCTGAACTACGGATCCGTCGCAATTCCAATGGCGCTTGACTTGGCTGACGCTGGCCAGATTATCCTGAAGGCTGCACTTGCGTCAAAGGACGAAATCAGCTTCCGCGAAACGCGATCCGATGGATCGGTTCAGTATTTCTCCGGCAAAGTCATGTCGTTCCGCTCAGCCCAGTCTATTGGGTCTGTTGTTCCGGCAACCTCCATGGTTGAAATCACGCGCGCAACCATCGTCGGACCGTAATCCCTGCTGCGCTTTCCCTGAGCGCTGTCGGGCTGGCCGCAAGGACGTGGTTTACCCTTGCGGCCTACTTTAACCAAAACCAAGGATGATGAAAATGAAAACCGATCTCGACAACTTCGACGTCTCCGCCGACGCAGAAAAAGGCGCAACGCTTGAAATTCGCCATCCGGTCACGGATGAAGTTCTGCGTGATGATGCTGGCAATCCATTGACGATCACGCTGATGGGCGCTGACAGCCGCACGTTCAAGCGCGCTGTAAACGACATTCAGATGGCCAGCTCCTCGCGCAAGAAGGTCTCGGCGGCTGAAGTTGAACGTAACACAGTTGACGCATTGGCGCGCGCCACTGTCGGATGGTCGGACAACTGGACTTGGGGCGGTAAGCCGTTTGCGTTCAGCGCAGAGAATTGTCGCAAGCTTTATGCGGAGCGTACTTGGGTTCGGTCGCAGGTCGATGAGTTTGTCGCTGACCGGTCGCAGTTTTTTACGAAGGCCTAGAGGCGCTTTGTCTATGGGCTAGGCAGCACGCCTGGCTCTCGACATCGTCAAAGGGCTTTCGCCAATCACGATGGAAGTTTCTGGAAAACGCGAAACAAGTCGCGCAGTTTCCTAATCTGCCAATGCGCGGACACCTAGTTGTCGACCTGCAGTCGATTGGTTACGCGATGCAAAGCGAAATGGGGAATGTCGCAGTTCCCCACTCCGAGCTGCGGGCATGGGCTTGCAACACTGGTGTAAGGTTCGAGGGTGCCGAAGCCGAATGGCTCAACAAAATGAGCGAGGCCTACGCCATTGAGCTGGCCAGATCCTCGGACAAAGACACGGCTGCACCCTTTGACGGCACCAAAGACGCATAGCAGACTTAACAGAAGGTAGACCATCAAATGACCGACATGGCCACCTTGGGTTTTGACGTCGATAGTCGTCCAGTAAAGGGTGCAACCGACGATGTCGATAAACTCGGCAAGCAGGGCGCACAAACTGACGCTAAGCTGAAAGGGTCAACCGAGAACATCAACCGTTCCTTCGGAAGCGTTTCCAAGAGCGTAAGAGTTGCCGCTGCAGCAGTAGCCGTTTTCGCGGCGGCGGCGTTGGCGGCGGCTGCTGGATCTGTAGGCAGGTTTATCGATGCCACCGTGACGACTGAGAAGGCGCAAGCGCAGCTTGCGGCTGCTATACGATCAACTGGAGGGGCGGCAGAAAAAACGGCGTCAGACCTTAACAGTCATGCGGCATCGCTGCAAAGGATCACTAACTTCGGTGATGAGGCCATCAACTCCATGCAGGGCCTTCTTCTGACGTTCACCAACATCAAGGGCGATCAGTTTGACGCGGCAACCGTCGCTGTGCTGAACCTTTCGACAGCTATGGGAACCGACCTGAACTCTGCGGCGCTTCAGATCGGTAAGGCGCTGAACGACCCCGTCCTGGGCATGACAGCCTTGTCACGCTCTGGCATTCAGTTCACCGAGGTCCAGAAAGCCACCGTCAAAGAGATGGTAGCGATGAACGATACTGTCGGTGCGCAGACTATAATACTCGCTGAGTTAGAACGGCAGTTTGGTGGATCCGCTGAAGCAGCTCGCGCTACGCTGGGAGGAGCGCTAGTCTCGTTGCGTAACGCGTTCGGTGACTTGTTCGAGATTAGCGGTCCAGCAGCTGATGGACTACGTAGCGCAGTCGAGGCGTTGATCACAACCATAAATGATCCACGGTTTGTGGCTGGATTTCAATCAATTGGCGCGGCGTTGTTCGGCATGGTTGAACTCGGTCTGCAAGCTCTTAACGGTCTGGGGCTGGCCTTTGCTTTTGTCGCGGACAACTTCGATATCATAGCGGCCAGCGCTGGTGTCGCTGCCACCGTTTTTGGTGGTCCTTATGTCGCTGGCCTGGCAGCGGCGGCGGTCGCCACCTTCTCGCTTACTGGCGCGCTTGCGATTCTTAAAGCGGCACTGATCGCGACAGGTATAGGCGCGCTGATCGTCGGCGCTGGTTTTCTGATCGCCATGTTCGGTCGGCTTGTAACGGCAGTTGGCGGTTTTGGTAATGCAATGTCGTTGCTTGGTGAAGTTGCTGAAGGCGTTTTTCAAGGAATCAAGACAAGCGGATCAGCATTAGCGCCAGCTCTTGGCGCGGTGTTCCAAACAATTAAAGCTGGCTTTATGAGCATGATTGCTGGTATTACGGAAACGTACACCAGCTTTCTTCGCACTGTAACAAACGGAATGGCTAACATTCCAGGCGCAGAAGCGGCTACGCTTCTGCTGAGTGAGGCGTCGATTCGAGCCGGATCTAAAGTGTACGAGTTTAGTGCAGCCGCTGATGCCGCAAGCGAAAGTGCGGAAACACTTCGTGTTCGCGCTGGTGCGTTAGCGACTCAGGGTTTTGAAGCGGCTGGCGCAGCGCTGCAAAAGCTTAACGTGAAGGTCACCGAAAATGCCGAGGAGACTGAATCGGCAACCAAGGCTTCTAGTAAGCTTAGCGGTGAACTAGAAGCCATCGGAGGTAAGTCTGGCGGCGGAAAAGGGTCAGCCAAAAAAGCGGCTGACAGCATCGACGAGGCGACCAAGGCAGCAGAAGCACTGCGTAAGGAAATGGAAGCGCCACTTGTGTCGGCCATCGACAGCGTGTCTAACGCCTTCGGTGACTTCGTGTCTCGAGGATTCAAGGACTTCAAGGGCTTTAAGGATGCCATCCTTAACAGCTTCAAGTCCATGCTTTCGCAGATGATTGCCATGGCAGTAAAGAACCGCATCATGATCAGCCTCGGTCTTTCGGGCGGCGGCGTTGGCGGCGCTGGTGCAGCCCTTGCTGGCGCGGCTGGGGGTGGCGGGCCATTGGGGATGCTCGGCAGCTTGGGCGGC